TGCTTGTTTAGTCCTGCCGATACGTCAGAAGCAACGTTATCAATTATTGCTTCTGACATTTCTGCTTGGCCTAAAGTAGCATCACGCATGAGTATTTTAATGGGTAGTTCAGCAGCGTGTGCAAAGTCCATCCTAGAAAGGGATTTCTTCTACTTGCACGATAGCGTCAAGTATAGAGGGGTCTATAGCCACATCAGGCTTACGTAAAGACTTCCACTTGCTAAGTACATACTCGTTACCGTAGTCAATGTAGTCAACGAAAGCCTGTACTGTAGCGTGATCCTCTGGCACCATCTTAGTTTTGGCCCCCAAGGTAGCTACAACAACAGCAAACTTATTACCATTTTTCCCTGTGTTCTTCTGAGAAGTTAACTTTATAGTATGCTCAATGGGAAGAAGCTTTTTAGCAACAATATCCTTAAGCACTTCATCCAAGGCACGTTTGCTGTCAGGACTCGTAACACCCATTGTAAAGTCAATCTCTGATTCATAGCCTTCCACAGCTACACCATTTTCATCAATAGCTTTATTAAGTTGTACTTTACCGAACAGCACCTTAGTATTCCTAACACTACGCATAAGCGTCTTAGTGTCATCGTCTAAAGCGTCCCAATCTTTAACGTACTTATTAGGCCGACCAAGGTTAAATGTACCTTTGGTATCTTTAAGATCACCTTTAAGCACAGTAGCCATAACTGTCTTGTGCATAAAGTTACTGCCACTGTCGTACTGTGTCCACTGCTGACGTTGTGCAAACAATCGTATTGTAACACTTTTACTATAAACTGTGTTACCATCTGCATCAACAAGCTTATAGCTGCCTTGAGGTATTACAACCTTTTCTTCCAAGTCTCCTTCCTCATCAACTACCTCTTTCATAATGGGAGCCATTACTAACTGAGACAGCCTTGCTAGTTTAGGGCCAGAGGGTATCTCTGTATTATCTACATTAAAACCCATAGCTGCAGCAAGGTCTGAACCTGCCATCATTGTACTCAACTCATTGCTCATTATATATCCTTTCTGAGCTTTATTTGAACCGCAGTTATATCATATCACATCTTTAGTGTCAAGCCAATTCGGTCCAATTTTGGCTTCTAAAAGTAGTGGTACGTTCATCTTTATGCCGTAGTAATTATCAATGATACTATTAAGACAGTCGTTAACATCGTTAATGACATTGATTACCTCCTTTTGTTCATCAGGGTGTATGTCAATGACCGCTGAGTCATGGACACTGTTAACTATACAAGAGTTCATATTCTTTAGCCTCTTGTCAATCTCAAGTAATACAACAGGTACAACATCACCAGTAGCAAACCCTTGGACAGGGTAGTTCTTGATCCTAGTGAAATTAGTAGGTGTATTATTTTCCCTTCTAGTAGTACCGGGAAATGCATACTGTCTACCTGACACATTGGTTATCTTCTGAAAACGTATAGCCTCATCACCTAGCTTCTTGTGCCACTTAGCTATACCTTTATACTTGTCAATGAAGTGCGTGTAGTATGCAGCTTCCGCTTTAGTTCTACCGTACCCTGTCGCGCCAAAGAGAGGGGCGAAGGTGTGTTCCTTGGCAGCTTGTCTAGCAGTAGGCTGACCCGCATCAGAGATAATTTGTGCAGTGTAAGAGTGTACGTCAAACCCTGTGTTAATCTCTTCCATAGCTGTCTCATCCTGTGACAAAAATGCAGCAGCCCTAAACTCTAGCTGTGCAAAGTCTGCTTCCATTATCTTACCACCAGACCAACGCGAAACAAAGACACGCTTAACAGGGAATGTACCACCTCTAGGCATATTCTGCATGTTAGGCTCACGCCCACTAAACCTACCAGTAGATGTAATGTGCTGCGTTAGTGATACATGCAGTACATCATTCTGCTTGGTAAAGGTGTCTATACCCTCAACAAAGCTAGATAGGTAGCTAGACACAGCGTTAAGCCGCTTCAAGTCCTCAAGGAATGTAACAGCATCAGACATATTGTTATCCATAGCTGTAGCCCTAAGTACATCTAGTATATCCTTACCTGTAGAAAAACCACTAGCACTAACCCAAGATGCGCTAGGCGGGAAGAAACCAAAGCCAGCCATTCTTTCTTGCTTCTTAAGTTGATAGCCTCTGCCATCACAGTCTTTACATTTGTTAGGTCTTGCATACCTACTACCGTCTTTCTTTAACTTATATGTTTCTCCACTACCCCCACAAGTAGGGCAAGTAAACGCCTCAGTGCGATAAAGAAGATCACTGTTGGCTGTAACAATCTTCTTTAACTCTGCTAGGTTCTTACAGTTGTCAAACAAGTTGGGCCAATCGTCCTTGGAGTGAGGCTTACGGCTAAAGATAACTTGAGACATTTGCTCTGGACTATTTAAGTTAACTGGTGTGTCACCCATAACCTCACGCACCTGCATCTGTAGGCGAGATTGTATAGTACCACGCTCGTCTTCAAACTCTTTACGTACTGCATTTAAAGCCTTACGGTCTACCTTCATACCGTCAGCTTTCATGCGTGTAAGAAGCTTACATACATCAAACGTAATGTCTCTCACTTTGATAAGACTTTGAGACTCAGGAAGCATGAAGTCTGCAACCTGAGAGTGAAACAGAGAAGCAGTGGTGTTACAATCAGCTTCAAGATAAAAAGTCAATTCTGATAATGGTATCTCATCAGTGTTGTAGCCGTCTTTAAAGTAACGCTTGAGGGTGTCATCTTTTTGGAAGTCTAAGTTCCTACGGATAGCAGTATTCTCAAGGGACAAAGATATCTTTTTAGCTACACCTTTGGGTGAGATTTCTAGGTTGTTTCCTCTGAGTAAAATACTCTCAGCTAACATGGTATCCCATATAGGCCCATCATACTTAAAGCCACACTCCCAAAGCCAAGCCAAGTCGTGCTGTGCGTTGTGCATAATCAGCAGGGTAGTATGATCTAGTATCTTTTGAATACGCTTAGACTCAACGCCTGTCTGATCAACGTACTCTTTGTGCTGTAAGTCAAACGTCAAAGCCTCAGTGCCATCGTCAACGTCACGAACCCCTACGTTAACTAGGAAGTTACCCTCTTCCCAAGGGTCAAGCATTAGCTTACCATTACGTTTCTTTGTTGTGTTTTCTACATCTAATACAAGTCTCATTGTATTCCTTTCACATCAGGCTAGGTACTGTGACCTGCCCCCGTCTAATTCACAATGGACAACCCCATGCCATCCACCCTTTAGCTTATTTTTAGCTACGTTAATATGCCGTTGATTGTCTTCATCATCGCCCTCAGTAACTTGGTTCTTAGCAATCAGCAACATCAGGTCTGCCTCTGCTGCCTTGCCTGTCTTACTCCCTTCAAGCATGGATTGATCTAAGTAGACCTTATCTTGTGCATCAGCAGACAACTGGCTCATCCATATAATAGCACAGTCATACTTCTTAGCTATGTTCCTAGCGTGGATAGCTGCAGCCTTAAGATATACATCTGACTTATCGCTAGTCTTTAAGGCAAACTTATCTCCCATATCAAGTACAACTATGTCAGGCTTGCTGTGCTTAATGATGTTCTCTACCCACCCTAAGTCTTTACCTGTACTGTCAAACATACTAATCTGATCACGCACTTTCTTGTATCTTGCAGCAGCTAACGCATAGTTAGACTTAATCTCATCTGTATCCATACTAGCAGCAGCACACAGGTAGCGTTCAGCTACACGTACATACTCTTCCTCGTTACACAGTACCATACACTTAGCACCTTGCTCTGCAAAACCTTTAGGTGAGGCAATAGTAGACGCATGGAAGCTTGTCTTACCTGTGTTGGGCCTAGCACCTATAATAATAAAGTGACCGCTGCTAATGCCTTCTATGCGCCCTGCTAGGCTGGGTATGTTCCACTTCCACTGTGACTGCTTAGTACCAGCCTCAAGGATAGTGTCTATATCAATGTCAGCCCACTCAACATTCATGTTGGGCATAAAGTTATCCTCATGCGCCTCTAGCACTTGGCGTAGGGGCTCTAGGGATGTAAGATTACCGTTAACGTAGTCAAACCCTAAGTTAGCTACTTGCTCCCCTACGTGCTGCCTAAACATCCTAGACAGTACATCAGAGGCTACGTCCCTAGACATAGGAACCTCTTTGCGTAACTTAGAGAACAGACCCTCGTACAAAACCTTGTTGGCTGTAGTCATAGTGCTGTACTCAGAGAAAAACAAAGCTTCTAACTCAGAGGTAGATATAGTGCAGTCATACTTTTCCATAGCGTTATCTAAAACACGCTTGATCTTTCGGACATCTTTAGTGAACAACTTGTCAGGGCATTTAATACCCTTGTGATCTTCATAGAACTCCTTATCGTGTAGCGTTCTAATTAGAGATAGCTCCATCATCTTCTTAATGCCTCCACTGATACTGGAAATAAGTTAATCATTTCACTCAGTATATATTCTGCAACTAACCTAGTCTCGTACTGAGTGTCCAGCTTACATCTTAGATTGCACATATCCATGAAGGCGTCAAGACTACCTGACCAATACCATTCAGTCATGGTGCTTTGTGGCAACACCATACGTGCTTGCTCTGG